AAGGCGCTTCCAATTTCCCCTTTAACCAAATATCATAAAACCTTGCCTTAATCCAATTGTTTGCAGGGTTGCACGTCATAAATATAAATGCTGGGATATTGTACTCTGGCGGGTTTTCCCTTCCAACTCTTGTTGTCAACGTATCAAAAAAATCCTCAATAAACTCATTAACTTCATCTGCCATCGCGGCCGTTAATTCCATACCTTTTATTTTGTCAAAGTCCGGGTCTCTTGTGTGATCACCCTCCATAAACCATATCTGGCTTTTTGTCTCAATGAACTCCCAAACCATATCCTGTTTGTTAATATGAAAATCACGCCCCTCAATAATATTATTCTGCCTACAATATTTTAAAAACGTCTGATACGTTGTCCTTTTCAAAACCGTCATATTCCTTCTAAAAACAGCAAACCTTAAACCATTATATTTCATTGCAAGGTTTATAAAAATAGAAGCACCAAGATAAGACTTGCCACCACCTACTCCACCACCAAACAACAGATAAGAATAAATCCTTGTTCTAAGATACTTGAGGAGTTCCAGTTGCTTCGGGTTGAATATCCTCGTCCTTTTTATCTGACTCTTTGTCATCTCCGTCATTTTCTTCTTCCTCTTTTATGTCTAATGCATTACCAAAAATATCAACAGTGTTAGCAATAGATCCCCCGTCTTTTCCTGTCTGCTCAATCCTTAATGAAAACTCTGACTTTGCTTTTCTCTCCAACCACCACTTTGCTGTTGCAACGTCCCCCTCATTGATGTTTGTAATAACAAGTTCTTTTGCTTTCATATTCGGATGACCTTTTGCATAAGTGATTTTGTCACTAAATGCTTTATTTCTTTTTAGCTCTTCATAAAATGCATTCCTTGAAATTTGAGCATACAAACAAACTTCTGTATCATTAAATCCATTGTGAAATCCCGCAATTATTTTAATTACAACCTCTGATGTAAATACAGTAGGTCTGCCTTTCTTAATTTTCTTTTTTTGTATAGTCTTCCCAGTCATCTCTATGCTCCTTTAAAATTGCGTACCTTTTTCTTATTACATCACAATACGCAGGGTCCAATTCCATTGTGTAACATACCCTGTTGTTTTGCTCGCAAGCTACCAGTGTTGATCCACTGCCTCCAAATAAATCTAAAACTAAATCTCCAATTTGAGACGAACGCTTTAATCCTCTGACTGCCAAACCTGTAGGCCTTTGTGTTGGATGTTCGTAGTCGGCCATATTGTCCCTGTGCTGATACCATACATCCGCTAACTCCGCAAAATCGTTTATCTGAAGATTCCAAATGTCCTTTATATTTGTGACCAGTTTGTTTTTGTAACTCGTCTTGCCTTTCTTCCAACCAACCATACAAGGTTCGTATGCCCTGTGAAATAATTGTCCCCTTGACAACACCAGTCCATTCTTCACCCAAATGATTATCTGACTTATATGCCAACCCCCCCCCATCAGTGCTTCCCTATTAAAATGCTGATTCCTTGATGCATACCACCAATAGATACAAGAATCATCAGTTGAAAAATCATATAAGTTCTGCGCAACCTTTTTGTAAAACTCCAATGCTTCTGCTTCTTTCAAATTGTCGTTGAATATTTTGCCATCGTGATGTTTATATTTTCCTGAATTATAACTACCACCTCCCGGGCTTTTATAGTCAACCATATACGGTGGATCCGTAAAAATCATTCTCGCCTTTTTGCCATTCATTAAAATTGCAACATCCGCAGGATCATCACTTGATCCGCACATTACCCTATGCTCACCTAATAAATAAACCTCACCTTTTTTTGATTTGATATTATCCTCATCCGTCTCGGCTTCCGGCACTTCCCCATCTTCTGTAAATTGACTCAATACATCCTTTAGTTTGTAAGTTTTACCAACATCAATATGATACAATTCCAAATCAATCGGAACGTTGTAAATCAACTCTGCCAATTGCTGTTGATCATAATCACCCGCTCTATCATTATCCGATAATGCATACTCAATCATTTCTGTTTCATCTTTTGTTTTTACATTTGAGCAAGCAACTTCCGTAACTCCTAGATCCATTAATGCGCGCAATCTCATATTTCCACCAATAACAATATTATCCTGATTAATTAATAAAGGTTTATAAACTCCTAACTTTTCAATCTGCTTCTTTAACTTTATAAAATTCTTGTCTGATATTTGTCTTGGATTTTTGTCCCACAAAACAAGATCAGATGTTTTCTTGATTGTTATTTCTGCTTGATTTATCATTTTAAAAATCTCTATAATTATTCTTAATTTTTAATATATCACTTAACTTTATTTTTGTACGCAATGCATTTGTTAATAATATGCAAGCCGACAATTCTATCTCTTTTAAATATCCTCTAAAAAAACATTTATAACATAACGCATACTTGAACCCTGTATCTGATGCGTGACTTTTTAAAAACGTTTTCATTTCTTCTGAAAATTGCATTTCTCCATTTCCCAGTTACCTCTAACCTTATTATACACCGCTTGCGCCGATTTTTCGTCTGACCACAAAACTAAACCATCATCATTGTGTCCTGTAACCAAAGACCAATCAATGTAACAATTGTAACCTTTCTTCCTTAAATCCAAACCGTAAACAACATCGGGCCCAAAACAATCTCCTTCCCACCTGAACTTATGCTTTTTATATAATTCTGTTTTTGTCATAAAACAATAAAATCCACCTGCGTCAATCTTCTCAATAAATCTTCCTTCCTTTTCTCTGGTATCCAAACAGGGCATTGATAGAATCTTTTTAGGATTTTTTAATTTGTCAACTCTCCACGCCCCCACATATTTTAAACTCCAACGCCCAACCTGTACTCCCTCTATAAAGCCACAATCAGGGCGTACAATAACAGGCATTATTTCATTAACTGACCACTCTGGGAATAATGTGTCATCCTCTACTCCAAAAATATATTTTGAATCATCCAACAACAACTCTTTTATTTTCGTGTGTGCCTCAACAATTCTGTCCCTCCTATGCAGTAACCGAACTTCTGACGGCGCCATATTCCCTGATACCTTACAAACCCAACGCCTGAATGTTTTTAAATACTCTTCTGTTTTTTTAATGCAAGGATTAATAACTCGGGGATCATCTGTATCAACGTAAAAAATACCGTCAACATTTTCCCTGTTAACTTTTAGAGCATCCAAACAATCGAACAATCCTTTTAATGCCCAATGCCGTGTTACCGGAACTATTATTGTTATTCTGCCTTTTTGTATCTTTGCCTCCTATATATCCCGTCTATTCTTTTAATCGGTCTTAAAATAAAAGGTGGCATCGAACAATGGGATTGCTTTATAAATTCGTCAAACACAATTCTGACACATTTTATTTTAATTGTTTTCATATCTGTTCCCATTTAAAATTCTTATTTCCGAAATGTCCCCATTTTGCTGTCTCCTGATAAATCGGTCTTTTAAGATCAAGAAATTTTATAATCCCCTGCGGTGTTAAATCAGGTATATTTTTTAAACCGCCAATATTTATATTTACAGTCCTATCCATTTTTTTACCTTGAACAGTAACCATAACAGGCTCTGCAACCCCAATAGAATATGCTATTTTTACCAAAGCATTATCTAAATCAAATTCTTTAACCATTCTCTTCGCCAAATACCGTGCCATATATGCCGCCGATCTATCTACTTTTGATGGATCCTTACCGCTAAAAGCCCCTCCCCCGAGTGGTATCTGCGGGCCATAATTATCAACAACAAGTTTCCTGCCTGTTAATCCAGTATCAGCAATCAACCCTCCAACCTCAAATTTACCTGTTGGATTAAAATAATATTCTTTTATTTTATGATTCAAAATCTTCTCTACTACACTCTGCCCGATCGGTGTTTTTGTTGTTTGAACTGATAAAACAACAGTCTCAACCTCTCCCTTATCATTTAACGTAACCTGACATTTTCCGTCAGGCCCATATCCTTTAAATTTACTTACAGCTTTTGCAAGTTTTCTCGCTAATACCAGTTCCTTTGGCAACATTTCTTCTGTTTCATTTGTTGCATAACCAACCATTATTCCCTGATCACCTGCTCCACCGTCATCAACCCCCTGTGCAATATCCGGTGATTGCTTCACAACATTTGTAAAAATACCAATCTCATCCTTGTAACCTAAATCCGAATAAACTTGACTCGCAATTTCTTCAATCTCAATGTTTGCTTTTGATGTAACCTCTCCCATAATTACTAACTTGCCGTGACCTCCCATTGTCTCAATGGCCACTCTTGAATCAGGATCCTCGGCTAAATATGCATCCAATATCGCATCTGATATCTGGTCGCATAATTTATCAGGGTGTCCGTCAAACACTACTTCCGCTGTTCTAAACTCCATTTTTATTTCTCCTTTTTTATTAACTCATTAAATAATTCTTCATAAATCAGTTTTTGTTTTTCCCAAGATAATATATTACCTAAATGCTTTGCAACATCATTTTCAATCGTTGCTTCCTCTTCATTCATATTTGCAAAATC